GGCCGACTCCCGGGTCGTCAGCTCCGGGGTCTTCGGGGCGTCCTGCCGCCGGCGGGTGACCGGCCGCTCCATCTTGCTCGACGCCTCGATCCGCGCCTCCCGCGCCCGCTCCGCGTTCCGCTCGGAGGCCACGCGCGGGTCCCGGTCCGCTTCCTGCGCCGCCTTGTAGTGCAGGTCCGCGCCCTGGTAGCCGTTCCGCACGAGCGCCTGGATCTTCTCCATCGTCACGGTGAACATGGTGGACTTCGGGTCCGTCAGGTCCCCGTAGTCCTGGAGAGCCATGGCCTGCCACCCGGCGACGTCCAGTTCCGCGGGGGGTTTCGGAGGCTCCTTCGCCCCCTTCTCCGCCGCATCCGCCGCGTTCTGGAAAGCCCCTAGTGCTGCTTTCCGCCCTTCTTCTTCGGCTTGTCCTTCTTCGCGGGCTTGTTCGTGCCCTTCTTCCGGTTCCCCATGCTCTTCCCCTTCGGTCTCCAGGACCGGTTCGGACTCCTCGTCCCGCACGTCGTCCATCGTCAGCGGGAGTTCATCCTTCGCCACCTCTTAGTCCTCCATCTGCGCGGCCAGGATGCGGGAGAAGGGGATCACCTTCTCCTCACTCTCCAACGCCGCCGTCAACCGTGGCCCCAAGCTCGTCTCGAACTGAAGCCGCTTCGCCATCTCCCGACACGCCATCTGGCGCGTCAGTTGTACACGGCCATCCCCGTCCAGGTGGATCAGTTCGTACACCGCTCCCTGGTACTGCGCACGGAGCGCAGCCATGTACAACTCCCACCCGGGATGCCCGGTCATCTCCAAGAGCGTCCGCACCTGTTCGCGGGACCAGGTGGACACCCCGCCGTCTCGCCCCTCATACGGGGGAATCGCCTCGCACCCGCAGAGCGGGCAACCGTCAGACACCCATCCCTCCAGCCGCGTCTACCATCGCCCCGGGCTGCTGCTGCACGCTGTTCATCAGCCCGTTCATCCCGCCCGTCTGCCCCATGTCCGCACCCGGACTCGCCCCGTCCCTCGGCACGCCCATCGCCTGCTGCTGCGCAGCCCGCTGCTGTTGGGACATGAGCCGCTCCGTGTGCTCCATGTGCAACTGGACCAGGCGCATGGCCTGAGGAGTCAGCAAGTGACCGTTCATCGCGATCCACGTCTGGTGCGACTGGAGGTGAACCTCGTGGTTCTCGTCCGCGTGCGGCTCCCAGGCGATCCCCTGCGCGAAGAGAGCCATCTCCTGCTCCGGGGACAGGTGCGGGTGGCGAGTCTCGTCCGGCTCCGGCCCAATGTACCGGGCGATGTTCTTCACCTCCTGCGACCGGAGGAGGTCCTCGGCGATCGCGTACTGCCGCTCCTCGCTCTGGAAGAGCGGGTTGGCCGCGAACAACTGGTACCGCTGAAGGGCGTAGGCCCGCTGGATCTCCTTGTTCGTCCGCAGCATGGAGGCTTGCACCCGGAAGTCGTACCCGGCCCGCAAGTCGTCCCGGGTGATCTCCGACAACTCCGCCCGGCCCGTGACCCGGAACTCCTTCGTCCGCGTCATGTTCGCCGCGTACAACTGAAGGGCCTGGACCATGACCCGCTCCAAAGCCCGGCCACTCCGACGGACGTACTTGTCCCAAACCTGCTGGCTCTGCTGCACGAGCATCGCCATCCCGCCGGCCGTCCGGTTCCCCCCCGATCCCCATCTCATCACCACGTCCCCGTGCGGCACGAGCCGCTCGGCGAACTCCATCAACATCCCCATCGTCTGCACGTCGGAGGCCGAGGAATTGCCGAAGGTCGGCATCCAGATGGAACTCGGATCGTCCATAGGTATCCCCTGACCCGGACGCACCCGAAGCATGGCGGGAGTCAGAGAGGACCCGGACCGATAGGCAAACCACGGGTTGTTCCGCGCGGCGTTCGCATCGACGATCTGGTTGTGCAGCGTGTTGATCTCCGCCTGCATCGAAGCCAACGTCTCGGGAATCCCGATGGCCGTCGGCACGTCGTCGATGAAGATCCAGTCACAGAAGATGAACGGACGCTCCCCGTGCGGGTAAATGTTCTCCAGGTAGTCGCCCCGGAGGTAGTGAGGCCGGTGAGAGGAGTCCCAGAGGACCGTGAAGATGCACTCCTCCTGCTCCCCGTCCCCGTCCGCGTCCCAGGGGAGGAAGAACTTCTCGACCACGAACCGGCCCCGACGGATAGCCGAAGTCGTCTGGACGGAAGCCACGTCGCTGTCGTAGGTCCGGTTCTCCGTGCTCAGGAAATCGTCGTCGCCGGTCTCCTGCCGCTCGTGACCTTTGCGCAACTCCTTCATCAGCTCGTCGCTGATCTCGTAGTACCCGCTCCGACGACGGGACTCCAACTCCTGCAACGTGACCATCGTCACGTACATGTGGATCTCGGCGTCGTAGGGGGTCAGCCCGTCCAGACTGTGCAGGCAGTCTTCCGGGGAGGGAGTTTCGAGGACCGGGCAGTCACGCTTCAGCAGCAGTCGCTCGACTTCAAACTCCAGCTCGTCTTCTGAGGGGTCTATCCGGTCCTCGTCCCGCAGGATGCGCAAGGTCGCTTCCAGCCGCCGCCCGTCTTCCACGTACTTCACCCGCGCCGTCTCGCGGTCCTGCTTCACCACGGAGGTCTTCTTGTCCCGAAAGTGGTAGTCCGCCACCTTCCGCGGGTCCCGACCCCGGCCAATCTCCGACTTCAAGACCGGGAACGTCTCCCGAACCTTCCGCTGCTCCCGACGCCAGGTGAGGAACGCCGGCGCCCGCCCGTAGGTGCAAACCTTGTGGAACCAGGGGTCACAGGAGTCGTGCAGCTTCATGTCCTGGAACGCCGCCCAATTCGCGAACTCCTTGATCCCCAAGACCCGGCGAGCGTCGTTCGCCTCCGTCGGCGTGATCTCGAACAACTCGTCCTGGTCCAAGACGCCTAGAAGCGTCGAATGCCCACGCTCCGTGGCAATCGGCGTGATCGGTACACTGAGGTTGGAACAGCCGGCCCACGGCTCCGTCTTCACCGGCACGATCCCGCGGTACGCCTTCCGCCACCGCGCCAGATTGTCCGTCCACTCCCGCCAGTCGGAACGAATCTCCGTCCGGCGCTCCTCCAGATACCGAAGCAGCGCCTCCCGGCGCTCCTTGCTCAGTCGGATGCTCCTCGCCATGCTCGGATCAGTACCCCGTCCAGGAGCCAGACGTCAAACCGTCACCGTGTACTACATCTAGACCCGAAACACCCTCGTCCTCGTCCCACTCGTCGCTCGCCACACTCGCACCCAACTTCTCGATGTGAGGTCCCCAGGTCGCGATGTACCGCAGACAACTCACCATGTCGTCCGGCCCCTTCGTCCGAACCTTCAACTCGTAGTTCTTCGGGTCCCGAACCCAAGTCAGGTGCCGGCACTCCGCGATCGTCCGCTTGCAACTGTCGAAGACCTGAAGCCAGGGCCGGTCCTGGTCCGTGAAGCTGAACCAGTCGTTCACCAACCGCATCCCCTTCGACACCTTCAGCCCGGGCGCAGGCTCCAACCGAATCCCCTGGACCCGAAACTCGGCCAGAATCGTCCGCTCCACCCCCCGCAACTGCTTCGAGGCCGCCCGCGGGTCGATCAGACGCCGACAGGGCAACATCCGATGCTCCCGCTCCCGCACCCGAATCGTCGCCGCCGTCTTCGCCACCGACCCCCGCGTCGAGTCGTCCATCACCTCGTCGTAGACCACCCCCCGATCCCCCGTCGGGCTGATCCACATCCACAACACCGCGTCCGGCTTCTCCTCGTGCGGGTCCACACACATGATCCGATACCCCTCCCGGGGCACCTGGAACCGACCACACACCCACGGCGCCTTCTCCTGGAAGTCCGGCAAACACCGGCCCCCCAACAACGCCGTCTCCCCGTACAGCCGGATCGCCCTCTCCATCGGCGTCAACGCCGCCTCAAACCGACGCAACCCCTCAGCCGTCATCGCCGGGTTGTCCGCCGTCTTCAACCGGAACACCTCGATCGAACGCTCCTCCTCCTCCGCCGCCCCGTACACCTCCTCCAACAACCACTCCTCCGAGGCGTCATC